GAGCGCAGTATCGGCATCGGTGCTTTAGGTTTTCATGCTTACCTCAACGAAAAGGTATTGCGTTTGAAGGAGTTATGGCAAAAGTCACCAATAATCGTATTTTCAAACATATAAGGGAGAGTTTAAATGTGGCAAATGTTGGATTGGGTACCGAGCGTGGGGAAGCTCCGGATGCTAGTGGCACTGGCCAACGTTTTAGTCATCTTATGGCTATCGCTCCAAATGCTTCTTCGTCTATCATCATGGGAAATACTTCTCCTAGTGTCGAACCTTATCGTGCTAACGCATATCGTCAGGACACTTTATCGGGAGCATTTCTAAACAAGAACAAATGGTTAGATAAAGTTATTATGAAGCATTTAGATCCTGAAGGTGGTACAGTATTGACACCAAAAGGTGAAGAATTGTATGCAGAAATATGGTCATCTATTATTGCTAATGATGGTTCAGTTCAACACTTAGATATTTTAACTGATGATGAAAAGGCAGTATTCAAAACATCCATGGAAATTGACCAACGATGGGTAATTGAATTGGCATCTGACCGTCAAGCATATATTGACCAAGCACAGTCATTGAATTTATTCTTTAGACCGGATGCACATATTAAATATCTTCACGCCATACATTTTATGGCATGGAAGAAAGGCCTTAAAACTCTATACTACTGCCGTTCCGAAAAGATTGGTAAAGCAGATAAAGTTTCTAAGAAAATCGAAAGACAGGTTATCAAAGAGCTTGATATGACACAAATTGCTCAAGGTAACGATTGCATTGCATGTGAGGGATAAAATGAAAAGAATATTAAGATTTACAGCATCATGGTGTGGACCATGTAAAACATTGGCAGAGAACTTAGAAAGAGCACAAGTTAAAATGCCAATTGAAGTTATTGATATTGATGTACACGAAGATATTGCGAATCAGTATGGAATTCGTTCTGTACCATGTTTGGTGATGTTGGATGGAAATATTGAAATGAAACGAATGATTGGTTCTAAACCAGCAGGTCAATTAAGAGAGTGGGCATCATGATTAAAAAAGCAGTAGCACAAAAGTTAAATGAACAACGAAACTATTTCAAACCGTTTAATTATCCTTGGGCTTATGATGCGTGGTTGAAACACGAACAGTCCCATTGGCTTCATACTGAAGTTCCAATGGCCGAAGATGTTAAAGATTGGAAAAAGAAACTATCAAATGAAGAAAAACAATTTCTCACCCATATATTTCGCTTCTTTACTCAAGGAGATATTGATGTTGCGGGTGGCTATGTTAACAATTATCTACCTTACTTTCCGCAGCCGGAAGTAAGAATGATGCTCATGGGCTTTGCTGCTCGTGAAGCCTTACACATTGCTGCATATTCACATTTAATTGAAACTCTTGGTCTACCAGAAGCTACATATAATGAATTCTTTGAATATCAAGAAATGAAAGATAAGCATGATTATGTTTTAGATTTATCTGCTCAAAATACTACTAAAGAAAATACTGCAACACACATTGCCGTGTTCTCTGCATTTACTGAAGGCATGCAGTTATTTTCCTCTTTCATTATGTTGTTGAATTTTCCACGACAGGGTAAGATGAAAGGTATGGGACAGATTGTAACTTGGTCTATTGTTGATGAAACTCAACATGCAGAATCTATGATTAAGTTATTCCGCACATATATAGAAGAAAATAAAGAGATTTGGAATGATGAACTCAAAGGACGTATTTACTCTATTGCAGAGAAAATGGTTGAACTGGAAGATAAGTTTATTGACCTCGCCTTTTCTATGGGCGCTATGGACGGTCTATCTAGTGAAGATGTCAAAAAGTATATCCGTTATATTGCTGACAGGCGTCTTATATCTCTTGGTCTTAAAGGCATTTTTAAAGTAAAAAAGAATCCACTACCATGGGTAGAGGAAATGATTAACGCTCCAACACACACTAACTTTTTTGAGAATAGAGCAACTGATTATGCAAAAGGTGCTCACTCAGGGGATTGGGGTGATGTGTGGGCTCACTAAGGAAAAACAATGAGTACAAAAGATGTAACAGGAGAATGTTCTAGTTGTGAATCAACTTATGACATACAATATATGGAAGAACTAACATCCGAAGAATACCCACAATTTTGTCCATTTTGTGGTGAAGCCATAGACGAATTAACCGAGTCAGACTATATAGAGGATGAAGATGACTTGGATAAAGAGGAATGGGACAACTAAACTGGATTTATAAAGAACTGGATTTTACTGAAGATATGATTGGTGAAGATTATGGATTCGTCTATATTATTACTAATGAAGTAACTGGTAAAAAGTATATTGGTAAGAAATTTTTCTATTCAGCTAAGACCAAACAGGTCAAAGGCAAGAAGAAAAAGATAAAAGTACCAAGTGATTGGCAAACTTACTACGGTTCCAATGAGGAATTAAAAAAAGATGTTATAATGCATGGCAAAGAGTCTTTTCGTAGAGAGATAGTTCACCTATGTAAATCCAAAGGTGTATGTGGATATCTCGAAGCAAAAGAACAGTTTGTCAATGGAGCACTTGAATCCGAGGATTATTACAATTCTTGGATTATGGTAAGAGTTAGAAAATCACATATTAAAGGTTTACAATGTTAGATGGTATGCAAGAGCTTGGAGAATTTGATGCTATATTCTTCATGCCAACAGAAAAGAATAATGTACACATACAATCGAATGTTTATAAAAACAAAGGTATGCCAATAGAAGGTAATATTGTTGGTGATAAATGGCATATTATATTATTTCAAGAAGATGATGAAGAAAATGATGAGAAATTAGTTATCAAAAATTTTGATACATTTGAAGCCATATTTTCGGATCCTAGAGAATATATTTCCGATTTAATTAAAGGTGGTTGGTATGGTATCATTTCCCGTAAAACTACCACTTCAGAAAATTTCTACCAAGATGCGCTTGCCAAATTTGAAGATATGTGATACAATATAGTTTTGAAACTTGAAAGTTTGTTATGATTCTCGTTGACTTGAACCAAGTCCTACTTGCTGGCCTTATGGCACAAATATCTAATGGAAAAAAGTCCATGTATGGAAAAACATTCACATTAGATGAATCTCTCATTAGACATATGGTCCTAATGATACTCAAAACCCACCTAAAGACGTTCCGTAAAGACTATGGTGAAGTTGTACTCTGTTGTGACAACCGCAAGTATTGGCGCAAGGAGTTCTTTCCATTCTACAAGGCAAACCGTAAAAAGAACCGTGAAAAATCAGACCTCGATTGGCATATGATTTTTGACATGCTTGCCAAATTCAAACAAGAACTAAAAGAAAACTTTCCATATAAAGTAGTGGATGTTGAAGGTGCTGAAGCTGATGATATCATTGGTACACTTGTACCACGACATATCATGTCGGAGAATATTCTAATCATATCAAGTGACGGTGACTTTCCACAATTACAGATGTATAACGGTAGAAGTTCATTCACAGTTAAACAATATAATCCATCACAAAAGAAATTTATCGTATCAGTAAATCCATTGGAAGAACTAAAAGAGAAAGTTATCCGTGGAGATAAAGGTGATGGTATACCAAATGTATTATCTTCATCGGATTGTTTTGTCCGTGATATCAGACAAACACCAATCAGTAAAGGTAAACTAGATAAATTGATGGAAAAAGACTATGGTGAATGGGAAGATGAAAATGCAAGAATCGGATTCTCTCGTAACCAGACACTAATTGACCTCAGACATATACCAACTGATATCAAAGATAAAATCATAAATACTTATGAAGAAACAATACCTGTTAAAGGTAAAATTTTGGATTATTTTATTGCAAACAAGCTTAAGAGTTTAATAGAAGTAATTGAGGAATTCTAATGATGATAAAAACAATATATGAAGTATTTGATGAATTTGAATTAGCTAAAAATAAAAAAGAACGAATGGCGGTGATTGAAAAAAATCTATCACAACCACTTGTGAATGTTTTAAAATTAACTTACCATCCAGAGTATCAATGGAAGGTAAAAGAATTACCTGAAAATTATAAGATACCAACTGATATGTTACCAGGAATTACATATGATAGTTTAAATGCTCAAATGCGTAAATTATATATGTTTAGAGTTGGTGACCAAACAGCAGAAAATTTAACCGAAAGAAAAAGAACGGAACTATTAACACAAATGTTAGAATCTATCGAGCCTCGTGAAGCCGAAATAATTTTAGGTATTTTCCAAAAAGATTTGGGTGTTAAAGGCTTAGATTATAAATTTGTAAAAGAGGCATTTCCAGATTTACTACCATGACCAGAGAAAAAATCATCATCACTTCAGGTGATTTTGATCCTCTTACTATTAAGGAATTACGGTTTCTTAAAAAGTGTCGCAAAAAAGGTGATTGGTTAATAGTCGGTGTTCATTCTGATATGCATGTGTTTATGACAACAAATGGAATTTATACAGGTCATAAAGACCGTGTTGAAATTTTACAAAATATAAATTGTGTTGATGAAATTCTTAATTTCAATGATGCAGATGGAACAGTCTGTAATCTTTTGAAATTGGTGAAGCTGTGTTATCCTCAAGCAGATATCACCTATATTTCCGACCGTGATATGCATAATACGCCGGAAACAAAAATTAGAGGTATTACTTTCGAAGTGTTAAAATAAGGAGCAATGGTGTCAAAATTTGTGGCAAAGTTTCGCAAAGAAAACGATTATAGTGATGATTATAATTTTTCAAAAAAGAGAAAACGTGGAAATCGACATGATCCTGTAAAAAGGATGATTAAACAAGGATATGATGAATTGTTACAGGATTTCGGTGACGATTACCAACCATCCAGAAAAAAAATGAAACGAATTTACTAATTTACCTAATGTTGTAGGAAAACAACAATAAACTTGCCTTATTACTCCAATGTGATATAATACATTTATACGTTGGAGATTATATTATGATAATTTATGCTAATATTCGCAAAAGTAAGGTAAAACTCAAACCTAAGCAGGAGCGTGAGGAATACTCTGCTTGGCTCGAAAAACATCAAACCCCTATTGTTTCAAAGCGTAAACAATTCAATCTATCTTCATATAAATTATCTCCAGCGCCAGGTCGTGAAACTGTGCGATATCCATCATTAAATACAGGTGAAGGTTT